CACGTCTATCGATTCCTCGGCTGCTTGTAGATCGAACATTGGTTCCTCGGCTGCTTGCAGATCGGCTTCAAAGATCAAGCCGTCCGTGAGCTGCAGTCCGTTAGCAGCGAAAGTGTTCTGCTCGTTGATTGGTAGGCCCAGGAAGAATGCCTTCTCCAGGCTGTCGGTCAAAACCTTCTTGCTGAGCGTTGTGGCAAATGGATCGGCGGCGAAGTTGATGAAGCTGAGTTCCTCGTTCACCATTGCTCCGGCGATGAGGAACATGTGCCTGCCGTCTTCAATCTCGCCAAGCTTGTGTCCGCACTTACCGTCTTTCGCCCAGTCGGTGTGGCACAGTGAGCAAACAGCAGCATCAGTTTTGAAACCGATGGAAACTGTCAGGTACTCATCAGCCAGCACCTTGCGAATGGCTTCTGGGTTCGTGATCCGGAGTCCCAGATCGGTGTACCCAAGGCCGGTGTACTCATCGAGGTCAACCAGGTTGTCGACGATCCAGTCAACCGACCGGTAGAGATCGTGCCGCTTGCGGCCGTCCCGCTGGTAGAACAGGAAATCCTTGACGACAGGAAAATCCGTTGCGTACTTCCAGCTCTCGTCGATGTACTTGGCTTCGAGTACACGACCGAGGACTTCGCCCTTTTCATCGTGGCTGATCAGAACCGGCCGGGCTGTCCTCAAAACTGTTCCGTCCGAGGCCTTCTGTGGCAGCCAAGTGTGGACGCTTTCCTGCATCTTGTCGGGCCGGTAGAAGCGCCGGTTGCCGTTGACGATGCCGGAGTGGGAAGCAGCTACATGAACCAGCAGACTGTGTCCGGTGTCAGACTTAGAGTCGCGGCATTCGAACAAGTGCCTCTTGTTCTCCTGGACTTCCGTCGGTCGGAAGGTCCAGAAGTCACGCATCTGGATCCAGGCCATGCTTCCTCTTTGATTTACTTGTTGACTACGGTTCCTACGCCGGGGACGGCGAGGGGCACTTGACCTTCAAACCGCGTCGGGATGGGGGTGACGCGCACGTTAGACTGTGGCTTCAAGTTCTGTGCGTCCGCGATCGGCGTCCTGCGAATCTGGAACGGCGCCTGAAAATGCGAGATATTCGTCTGGTTCGGGCTGGACATTTTGGTCCTTCAGGCTCAGTCCAGACTGGATGAGCACAGAGATCAACTCGGGGTCGTATGTGGTGGCCACCAAGGTTTTCAAGTGGTCAACCCCTGTTCGATCCTGACTAGTATAGGAATTCACATCTCCCTCAACGGATTCACTCAGAATCCGGTCTGCAATGCTGTCAATCAGCTTTGCCGACTGCTTCTTCCACCGGGTGATCGATACGGTCCCGTCGCGGCCGCGGAGATCCCCAACGAGGGATGTCAGGGCATCAGTGAATTCAGCTGCGTGCCCTTCGAGACCGCTCTTGGCCTTGGTCGGACCGAGGTTGGATCCGTGCTGATTCGTAGGAGTCGTCTTGTTCTGCACTGACTTCGCAGCGGGTGAGCTCTTCTTTGCTGTGGCGGATTGAGGGCGGCCGCCAGCCTTCAGGTGCGCGGTCTTGGCCTCAAGCACGTTGACCTTGTGGGCTGACGTGACTACAGAGTGATTCGCCTTCGCCTGCAGCAGGCCCTTCTCGGTGTTGGCCTGCTTCTCGGCGTGTTCGGTCTGCAGCGGTAGTGCTTCCTTCATCTGCTCGTGCTGCACCTCCGCCAGCTCGATCTGGGCCGCGACCTTTGCCTTCTCAGTCTCCTTGACCAGGCGAACGACATGCAGGTCGAAGTGCAGCTTCTTCCGCTGGGCAGCTTCGAATGCCTTCTTGCCGATCAGCTTGCGCGCTTCGTCCTCATCGACCAGGTTGTTGAGGAACATCTGGATGACGTGGTTCTCGAACTTGATCTTGTTGTCGAGGTCGATCTCGTGGAACAGGATCCAGGTGCGCGCGACGGCCTTCTGGACGGAGACCGAGTAGGTCGCCTCCATGAAGAGTTCCTTGAAGACCAGCAGGCGGATCAATCCGCCGAAGGTCTCGAGGTCGGCTTTGATCGAGTCCTTGAGGTTCTGGGAGATGTTGTCCGCGGTGGCGCGGTTGGCGTTCTTTCCATCGCCCATGTCAAGCGCACTCATGCCAAGACCGCAGTAGATACGGGACTTGTAGTGTTCGATCATTGTCTTCGGGTCGAGGCCCTTGCCTTCGGCGCCGACGACCTTGGCTTCCACGCGCTCATCGGTGACGAACACGCCTTCCTTCGGCATGTTCTCGATCTGCCACTTGATCAGCTCGATCTCGCTGACACCACTCTCGTCGAAGGTGGCAGGAGCCTGCTCGGTTCCGACCTTGATGTGGAACAGTGGGAAGAGATGGTTGATGAACAGCAGCTCGACATTCTCTTCCAGCCGGCGGAGAGCGAAGATGTCGTCCTTGACGCCGACCAGGCGCGGGGTACCGTAGCGATGGCCCGGCTTCACATCCCACTTCATGTGGATGACATCGTCGAGGTCAAGATCCTGGAACGGGGCGCCGGTGTCGAAGTAGCGACGCCACTTCGCAGGAATGCCGTCTTCCAGGTAAGGGAAGATCATGTGCGCCGGGATCAGGCGGTAGCCGGCGACGGGTTCCTTCCGGCCAGCTTTCTGCTTGACCGAGGTGGCTTCCGTCTTGCGGATCTTCTGTAGGAAGCAGTTCGAGCAGAGCAGGAGGTTGAACAGGATCTGGGTGAAGAAGGCCTGGGTATCCCTCTCCATCACATATTCCATGGTCTCCAGGCGGCGTTCGATGTATTCGACATCAGGCAGCTGATCGCCAACGACCTCGAAGCCGTTGCGGAACATCAGCGACAGCTTGCGGTTGACGGCCTGGCGGACAAAAGGTTCGGTGTCGTAGATCGTGAAGGGCTCGAGCAGGTTGTACTCGGGCTGGATGATGCCCCACATCCGGCGGTAGGTTTGGTTCGCGTCGTCGACCTTCTTGGCGATTGTGGTCGGAGATGCGCCGGAACCGTTCTCCACAGACTGTGGAACCTTGATCCGGTCCTGCATCAGGATGGAGCGGTGCACGAACCGCTTGCTCTCCGGCTGGACAGCAGACATCGTGCTGCGGTGCAATCCCTTGACTACGGGGCGAAGTTCCACGCCATCGATCTTGCGCGTCACGGCGCGCGCCTTCGGCAGTTCGAGCCTGCCTTCCTTCCAGAGGGTGAGGCGGTTCCGGCGGAGTTCCGCAAGGTCGACTTGCTGTTCCAGTTGCTTCTTTGTGGGCATGAAGGGACCGTTCAGTTACAGGGGCTGGCTGAGGCCGGCGAGGCTTGTCTGTACGCCGGCATTGGAGAGAACCGCAGCGGCAGCAAGGGTGGGAGGAGGGATATAGGGCGGGTTGACGGTCACCACACCGCTTTGCACGGTGTAGGTGGTGCCATTTCCCGTTACAGTCGCGGCCAGGATGGCGCCGACTGTGGCCAGCTGAGTGACCGAGGTGGAGGCCGCGGCGCCGGAGCTCTGCTGCTGGGTGAGGAAGGCACCAGCCAGGGAGGCCAGGGTGCCGAGACTATTGATGGTGCTGAGCATCTGAACCTGGCTGGAAGTGTCGGACTGCGTCCTGCGCATCAGCTTCGTGAAAGAGTTCAGCGAACTCGAGGTCTTGCCGTTCGCCTGCTGCAGACTCCAGTCGAGGAGGGTCGACAGATCCTGCATACCCTGAGTCATGCCAGACGGGCCGGAAGTCGATCCGGCGGCACTGTTGGAGGTGAGCATGCCGGCCAGCGGGCCGGAGGCGAGCCGCGCGGTAGAAGACACCTGGCGGATGACGCCGACTAGCGAAGGTCCGGCCTGGCTCTGAACGCTGGTCATCCCGTTCCCCAGGCTGTTGGTCATGGATCCCAGTGGCTCCAGTGCCATCTGGGTGATGCGGTCGAGTGAGAACACCATAGCCGCTGCATCACTCAGCATCTGGACAAAGACACAGGATGTGAGCCCGGTCGACGAGTCCTGTATGCTCTCGGCACAGCTGGTGTTCTTGGTCAGATTGAACAGGCTCTGGATCTGGGCCAGCTCGGCCGTCGATAGTTCGGCGAAGGTAGCAACCATGCCGACGATGTCCTGGCTAACCGGAGGGATGCCAGCCAGCATGGTGAACGCCGCGGCGTAGGTACTGGTCATGGCAGCAACGTGATCGCTCAGCACTGCATTGAGGTCGTCACCGACATCAACCGTCGACGCCTGAATCACGTTGGCCGCGAGCGCTGTGCTTGGATTGCCGGCTGCCGGGTAGCTGGCGAGCTGGTTCTGCCACTGGGTGTACACCGCGGCCTGGGTCTTCAGGTTCCGCAGCATCAGAGGAGCCTGAGTGTTGAAGTCGCCGGCAGCGGCAAGCGCCGACTCGACGGCCTTGTTCACGGTAACCACAGCCTGCTGCTGGAATGGGTTCGGCTGAAGCGACGAATCAGGTCCGGCAGCATGCAGTA